AATGAATCTTCGAATTCTTTTGGGTAATTATACTTGTAACCGATAACTGATATACCAAATTTATTAGGCTGCTGTGTATAAAAGAATCTAACTTTATCTCCGGATGATATCTTCTCATATTTTTTCCCTGTTTGATATCTATCTAAAAGCATATTGTAAAAGTATGCAGATTTAACATGAATAGGCATATGCTTAGCTGTTTTAAATCCGTCGCACTGAGCTGCATATTTCTCATAACCCTTAATACCCATTACAAAAGCTATATCCTCGACGGGTAATTTCTTAAAAATATCATAAGTTTCGTTAAACACTTTATTTGTCTCAGTCAAGTCCTTTGTTTTAAGCATCGTTTCAATAATCTTTTTTACGTACGGCTTGATAGGTGTAGGCATTGTTGTACGTACAACTTCAACCCCTGTATACTTAAACTTATCGCAGGGTATTCCTTCTTCATCCATTACGTGCAATACGTATCTCTTCTTTTGCAGAAAAAGCCCAACGTCTGCTATAGCTTCTCGTTTAAAAACAAACCTACAATCAGTAGAACCAAGAGCTTGTTGACCCCAGGTAATAATATTTTTATTTAAATAGTCTTCAATATCTTGTACCTGTTTGTAGTAAGCTTCCGTGATCTTATTCTTTTTATCAAACATCTGGAGCCCTGTTCTTCTCACAATATGTTTAATTGAGATATAAGAGCTATCTGTATCGTTGTAAATAATAGGCGAATCTTTTTGTATTTCTTCATCTGTAAGATTAGCTTTTTCTTTAATATATTCTTCAAGTAGTCTATTCGATTCTTTGATAACTGCTTGGCCTGTTAATGTAATAGATTCAGCTAATTCGTCATCACCCAGCGGGCTATGTTTATTACCAAAGTAACCGTAAATAGTATTAATTAAAATCTTAATAGTATGCTGTGTAATATTAAGATTATCTACTTCGTGTTTGAGTGCGATGTAATCATTACTAGTTTTATCTGTGCTAGCTAGCTTTCTCTTAAGTTGTGAAAGTTTACGCTTAATTTCGACTCTCTTTTTATAGAAGTGATCAACAGTGATTGGTATGATGCCTTTTTCTTTTTGAGTAAAGAGCACCTTAGCTTTAGATATAGCTATCTTTTCTTTCTTGATGAAATCTAAGAAATGTTTATGGGATAAGTTAAATGTTTGGCCGTTGACATGCTTTATGGTTATTTCATTTTCGTTTTTATCTACAATTGTTCCTACTTTTGTTTCTGGCGAAAGATTTAAAGTAATCATCACATTAGGATATAGACTATTAGCGTCAAACGATACGATATTTTCTTGAAAACCTTTTTGTGGCTCGCCTACATATGCCCCTGCATTCTGTTCTGCGTTTGTATTGTTTTTATTAAAAGTAGGTATTCTTTGATTGCGAGTACGAGCTCTTATAGCACACAGCCCTGTAATTACTGAGAGCGAGCCAAGCGCGCCTTCAAACGTAGTTAACCCCGCGTATGCAATCATTCTTAATAACTCGAGATATTGAAGTTTTTCCTCTAATCGAACTAACAAATTTACGTCTTGAATGTTATATTCAACAAACAAATCCCAATTATCATCTGCAAGACTAGTTAGATTTGTATCACCGTAATCAACTTTGTTTTCGCCTAACTCTAATTCACCAATTGCATCTAGCTTATATGACTCTCTTAAGACAGGACAAAATCTTTTATAGATATCGAGATAATCAACACAAGAAACGCCTTCAATATGCCAGTGTACTTGCTCTCTACCGAACTTACCTGTGAATACAATTGGTCTGATATAGCCTACCGGTGATAGCCTCTTTGTTTCGTCTTCGCCTAGAATACGAGTTATTCTATTAATAATATAAGGTAAATCGAAAAATTCGCTATTCCATCCGGACAAAATATCTGGGTAATCAGAGGTAAAATAATTTATAAATTTCGTTAAAAGTTCTTTTTCTGTTTTACAATGTATATAAGTAGCGTTCTCTTTAATAGTATGGTGCGGTTTTAATCCCCACGTTATAAAATGTTTTCTAATAGAATCATAAACAGTGATGATATTAATTGTATGGTTAGGGTTATCAGGCACGGGGAATTCATCTGGGCTATAAGTCTCAATATCAATAAAAAGTGTTCTTATAGGCTTCTGTGTAAAATCAGGCTTTTCGTTTTGTTCCCAAAATGTATCGATTAAAAATTGTTGCTGGATATTAATATTTTCGAATATTCGTGTTACTTTATTATCCTTTAAATACCTTGCGCGTTCAGCCTGATTCTTAAATTTCTTTTTCTTTAACTTAGTATTAAATATGCTGGTGCAGTCGGGATAATTATTTGTTTCAAGATAGATGTAGGGCTCAAATGTCGTATCAACAGCTATACGTTTTCCGTTTTCGTCCCAAGTAAAAAGACGCATTAACTGATCCTTAGGCAAGTAGGCTACACCTCTATACATAGAAACTATTATATATCAAACTTTAAAATAAACAAGATTATTAAAAATGCAAAACTATTTTAAATAATACAATTGTGGAACAAATTGCAGCTATAAGACTTGTAAAGGTACGTAATAGTTCAAGTTTATGATTATGCCTATCAACCCAAATTTCGACTAAATCTCTTAGTCGACCTTCTTCTTCTAATCTTTTAATTTCTTTTTTTGACAGTTTTCTCATTTCTTAAATATTGCTAATAATTTATTATAACATCTAAGCTCTGTTCTTACAACCCCAAAATTTTTGAGAGCTTGAGTATTACTGTCATTGTAAAAGTAGTTTATAGTTTTTTCACCTCCAGGGGCTTGTAGATCTTCGATAATGTAAAGACCGCCTTTACTAACTCTTGGAAAAATTTCGTTGAAGCACAATAAATGGTGTTCATGAATATGGCTACCATCATCTATAACAATATCAAAAGGTTCGGGATCAAATCCTAAAACCTCAACAAGCCCCTCCTTACTTGATGTATCGCCTTTAAATAACTTTGTTCTCTTTATATTAAAATCACAAGAAACAATATCGAGACCATAAACTATAGAATTAGAAAAATATTCTGTTAAAACTTTTAAAGAAGCACCAGGAAATAAAGGATCCGCAATACCTATTTCTAAAATTTTTAACTTTTCATTTTTTTTTTCTTTAAAAAGATCTTCATAAGCAAAAGAATATCCATGACACTCTCTTACAGTAGTACCCTTGTCAGTACCGTGTTTAATACAAAGATCATTAAAAGTGCTCATTATTAAATGCCGTTTAATGCGTTCAAAAGCTTGCGGTTAGGGTCGCCATAAGGATATTTGTAGAGCTCAACATACTTTTCGATATTATCATCATTCTCTAGCCATCTTCCTTCAGCGGCTTTTCTAAATTTAGCACATAAGTTCATATATTTACCCTTTTTAGCTAAGGTTTCGTCTATCTGCTCTATCATTTCGCCTCCTGTCTTGAAGCGAATAGGCGCATTTTGATAGGTAACAAGATCTTGACAAGCAATAGGCAACCCCAAGCAACTTGCTTCAACATACTTAAGATCGCTTTTAGCCTTATTGAAAGTATTATCTTGTAGAGGTGCTACTAGCATGTTGACTCTTAAGTTATAAAGCTTTTCTGGATAATGATAAAGTTGCTGCCAGGTATGGAACTCTAAGTCACCGTTCTGTACGTATGGTTTAAGTGAAAGCGGAAACGCTCCAAGAAATATCCACTTGTACTTGTGGCGAGTTTTAGCAATAGCTTCGCATACGTGGGCAAAGTCATCGTTTTGACCTACTCTGTTATCGACATCAAAGTGTGCACCTGAGCCTGCATAAAGAATACGAGGGCGATCTTTAAATTCATCGTAATTTTCTGAAATACGCTTTTCATTATAAAAATTACCGAGCCACCACTTAGGCGGGTAATTAGGAATAACTGTAATGTTCTTATTACTTGTCTTACTCAAATAATAATCTTTCATAAAATCACACGTAACTGTAATTTCATCGCACATCTCCATAATTGTTTGTGCAGTCTTACGAATCTCAGGATCAGTAAATGCTGGTTTAAACTTATTATATTCTGGAATATCTTCACTAAAAACTAAATCATCAATTTCATAAATTATCTTAAAACCAATTTTTTGACTAAGCTCTTTGAGAAATTGTATAAATTTCATCTGGTGAATAGTTGCTTGTCTCTGAATACGAACTGTTTTTACATTTCTATAGTAGTTAGGGTCAAAGCACATAACAGTACTACCCTGGACAACAAGTTTTTGATGAGCATTTAAAAGATGTTCAGGCCATATCATTCTCCAAAATCCGCAGCCGCTGTAATCTGCATAATAGTTAAGACATCTAACTAAATCTAATTCAGGAGGGCGGGGGAGATCATACCTCGGATCTACAGATCCAAGTGCTGAGGGAAAAGGATTTACAAACGGGGAGACAAATGGCTGCGTAAAGGGAGATTGAACCATAATTAATATTAACTATTATACTCTTTATAATCAACTCGTTTTGTAATACCGTTACTTTTCTCTAAAAATATAACGTCGCCTGTTGCTGCTTTAATGCTTTCTTTTCTATGACTTATTACCATTATACTTTCATTATATTTGTCAACACGTTCTTTTAGAATATTAATAACGAGCTCAACTCCTCTTTCATCTAGGCTCGAGTCAAAAAGCTCATCATAAATACTAAAGTTAAAAGAAACATCACCTTGTAAGCGTCTAATATCCATAAAAGTGAACAAACAAGCAAGATCAATATTCTTTCTTTCTGCACCGCTAAAATTAAAATATGAGCATTGCTTACCCTTATTATCTACAATTTCTTCCTCAAAATACTCATTAAATGTGCATATACAATTTGCATCCATTTTCTTTAAATAATATGCAAGCTTATTGTTAAACAGTTGTAATATTTTCTTTACAATAAATGACTTTACTCCTTCTTCAGAAACAACAAACTTAACAACATCTAATGTATTGATCGTTTCTTTTATCTTCTCAATTTCATTCTTAGATTGGTCTATTCTATTTCTTTGCTCAACTATTAATGCATCAAAAGAATTAGAATCGGTTTCAATGTCTTTTAAGTCTTGTTCTAATTCTACTTGCCATAATTGTAGCTGTTTTAATCTATCTTCTAGATTTTCTTTTTCTTTTGCTTTATGCCTATATGCATTAATACTATCTCTTTGTTTCTGTATTTTTGTTTCAAGCTTATTTTGAGCATCAATAAATTGCTTCTCTTCAGCTTTTAATTTTATTATATTGTCTTCATGTGTATCGATTTCATCTTTTATTTTCTTCTTTTCTTTAACTATATGTGATCTATCCACGTCTTGAATAGCTCGTAAGCAGGTAGGGCAAACGTCTTTATCAGTGCCTACAGAAGTAATTTTTTTATTTGCTTGTGAAATTAAAGTTGTTTTCTCAGAAATAGAATGTCTTATTTCTTGTAATTTATTATCAACTTTGTTATTGTTTTTCTCTAACTCTTCTATGCTTGTTCGTAACTCCTCTACATCAGGCAACACAAAAGTCTTTAGACTATTTGTAATATCTTTTATTTCTTTATCATTACTCTTTTGTCTGGTTTGATACTTCTCTTTTTTTCGTAGTCTTTCATTAGATAAATTTTCTTTTTGTTTTTCAAGAGAAATAATACTTTTAGCAATCTCATCATGCTTTGTTACTTCAAGATCGAAAACTTTCTTTTTATCATTAATATCTGTTTTAAGCAAATTAAGCATATCACCAAATATGCCAAGATTAAAAATATCTTCAATAAACTTTCTCTTTTCTTGCTTCTTTTTAGCCATGAAAGGGATTGTATTATTGATCGTCATAATAACACAATTTTGAAATATTTCGGGCGTACTATTAAACTTATTTGCTATAAATGCATTTGTGTTAGATATACTATCACGTGTCTTATCTTCACCATTTACAAAAACAAAACATTTAGAAGGTTCGAGGGTTCTTATAATTTGAATATCTTCTTTAGAATCTAAATTCTTAATAGTTACATCAAGAGTTACTTCACATGTCTTTCTATTTACATTATTAATAATGTTTTCTTTT